GTAGGCCACACCGTTGGCTGTGCCAGCATTAAGCGTCAAATTGGCGTTGTTGAAGGTGGAGGTCGCATTGACCGTCAGGGTGTCGCCAACTGCATCGCCCAAGGTCGTGTTGCCGTTGACCGTGAGATTGCCGTTGATGACAAAATTGCCGTGGACGTAATTTCCAATCTCCACGAAGTCAGAGCCGTTCCAAGCAACCTGGGCCGTCTGGCCAGCACCGACCGTGACGCCAGTGGTCGCGGCACCCTTGATGACGACGGCGCCGTCCGACTGGTTGATCACCACATAGATCTTGGCCTGACTGGGCGCAATCACGTTGCGCGTAGTGCCCGGCGTACCAGTGATGATCAGCGTGGACATCCGCGCTTGACTGGTCGAGCCGTTGGCCGTCGTCAGGGTGACGTTGCCGCTGGTGACGCTGAACGTGGCCGCATTGGCCACAGCGTCCTCCAGCATCGATGTAATCTGGTCATTGACTACATCGCCCCATTGGCCGGTTTCCGTGCCGGTAACTGGCTTGGCCAGTGCCAGCAGCGTGGTGTAATTGATCGTCATTTTTCAGTCCTCTATGCTGCTTGTGCAATTTCTTCCCAGTCGGGTGTTTGGGCGTCATCCACGGGCGTCCAGCCAGTCGTTTGGCCATCATTGATGGCCGCCCAATTCGGGGTCTGATTCTCGTCTATTAGACCCCATATTAAAACATTGCCGACGATGCCGATAGCGGAAACACCCGTAACGTAAACAACGCCGTCGCCAGTAATCTCGACGGTGCCAACAACCCCAATGGCCGCTACGCCGGTGACATACACGCCAACGCCTTCGTTAACCGTGACAGAGCCAACTTGCCCATCTCCCTGAGCGCCCGTGAGATTGACATTTGCGCCAGCCTGGGTTTCAACAGAGCCGACTTGTCCGTCGCATTGCAGGCCGACCAGCGACACCTCAACGCCCGCCTGCGCTGTTACTGACCCAACTGCGCCCGTGGCACTGACGCCAACAAGGTCAACTACAACTATGCTGCCAAATTGAACTTGCCCGACCTGACCAGTAGCCGACACCCCGGTGGCGTACACGTCTGCATTGGCAGCCACAGTGACCGAGCCAACCTGACCAGTCGCTGAAAGCCCAGATGCGCTGGTGTTTGCGTCTGCCGTCACGGTGACCGAACCAACGCTGCCGGTAGCCGACAGCCCGGTCACTGTCACATTGGCGCCAGACGCAGTGGTCACAGAACCAACTTGGCCGGTGGCGGTAACGCCTGTTACCGTAACATCAACCCCCGGTATTGCCTGCACCGAACCAACGCTGCCGGTAGCCGACAGCCCAGTAACCGTCACATTTGCATTGGCAGATACCGTGACAGATCCAACGGCGCCCGTGGCCGACAACCCGGTGACATTGACAGTGGCGCCAGCCTGCACCCCTACGGTGCCAACTTGGCCTGTAGCAGACAGGCCGGTGACCGACACATCGGCGCCCGCCGATGTCGTGACAGAGCCAACTTGGCCGGTTGCAGATAGCCCGGTTGCGGTGACGTTTGCATCAGCAGTCACAGACACGGAGCCCACGGCCCCGGTGCCGGTAACACCTGTTACGCTGACGTTGGCATCCGCCACCACAGTGACGGAGCCGACTTGTCCAATCGCAGACAAGCCGGTGACGTTTACGTCAGCCCCGGCCCGAGCTTCAACAGTCCCAACCTGCCCAGTGCCCGCCACTCCAGTGACGGACACATTGGCATTGGCGGCAACGGTTACAGAGCCAACTGCTCCGGTCGCCGACAGGCCCGTTACCGTGACATTTGCGCCCCCAGTGATGGAGACAGAACCCACCGCACCAGTGGCGGAAACGCCCGTAACGCTGACATTTGCGCCAGCGGTGGTCGTGACTGAGCCAACCTGACCAGTTCCGGTCAGGCTGACTGAGCCTTGTCCCCAGGCTGCCTCACCCCAGCTTAGGGCACCCCAGCCTCCAAGCGGTACGGTGACATCTGCCACGTCTGCGCCCTATCAAGCAATGCGGATGATTGCATTTGAGGCGTCGGCTGCGGGGAAGATGATCTGGAAAGTTCCGCTGGTCGAAGTCTTGTCCGAACCAAAGTCCAGCACCACAACCGTAGGATCACCAGTGGCCGTGTCGTTGTAAATCAGCGCGCCGCGTGCCGTGATGGTGGCGGTGGTGAACGACAGATCGGCAAAGTCGGTGAAGGCCGTTGTTCCCGAGCTGGTGGGCGTGACGTTGGTCAACGTGCCCCCGCCAGCCGAATACGAACCGCTGGCCGTCACCTCATTGGTCGTGGTGTAGGCCGTGGTCGCAGCAGTGAACGAAGCACTGTTGGTGTACATCGCCAGCTTGAACGTGTTGCCAGTGCTGGCCGTAAAGTTGTGAATAGCGCGCATCAGCTCCACTTTGAAGCTGGTGCACATAAAGTTACCAGTGAATGCCATGATTTATTCCTCCAGAATGATTGCAAGTTCAGGATGCCCGGCATCCCGAAGACGGGTTGCGATAGTGTGCCTATCGTTGCGGATTGCATCCTTGATGTAGAAGGTGACTACAGCGTGGATGTACTCTTTGAAGGCGTGCGCCTGATCACGAATCGCTGGATGCGACTGGTCGCCAATGGAGATGATTTTCTCCACGCAACGGTTTGCCACCTCCTCGGGCGTAAAGCCCCGGTGACTCGTGGTTCTGACTTCAACGCTATTGACTACAGGGAGCATCGATTCGATCATCATGTTACGGGGTACCTCACTTGGCCAGTACGATAAGTATCTTGACGATCTTTGCCGTCGCCAAGCGCCTTCAACAACGCCAACGCCTCGTCATACCGCGCCTTGTAGATCTGGATGACATCAGTCTCACCCTTCATAAAGGTGTATGCCTCCATCAGGCTGCCGTACAGCAACGCGCTGTCAAAACGATCACCCAGCCATGTCGTCCCGCCGGGCGCGTCCACGATGCTGGTGGGATACCCGTAGTAGTGCATCTCCATGTTGTAGGAGGCATCTGGCGTCGGGCCCAAGATCATCGTGTTGTTGTCAAAGATGGCGTAGTGGCTGGGCTCCCCTATGTCCGTAGGATCCGGGAACGCAGAACGGATGAACTCAACGTCCTTGTTCAGCAGATATTCCTGCGTGCCGTCAGCTCGGATGATGGCAAGAGAGAACATCGACAACCAGTCGCTGGGCATGGCCAGATACTTGTTGTTGATGGTGCAGTTGCCCGTCACGTTTTTCCGCAACGCCGGAAGCTGCACCGTGTTGTAGATGCGCTGCTCGGCCTGTTTGATGAACGTGTCGATCTGCTCCTTCTGGGTGAACGTCACCGTCCCAGTCCCAGCAGGATCCGTCCACGTCGTTCCAGGGAAGTCGTTCTCGACGTATCCCTTGATCGTTTCAAACAGCTCGTCGTAGTTCATCTCAGCCCATCTTCAAGCTGTTGCTGTTGCCGCGAGTGGTGTGCTTCGTGCCGCGCGTGCGCATCGTCTGGGTGTTGGCCACGCCGTTGGGGTAGCCGTTCTCGCCCAGGTCATCCTTGTAGGGCTTGGGCTGCTTGTACTTGTTGATTGGATCCTTGGTGTTCGCAGGGAAGAAATCAAACTTGTCGTTGGCTTTGCTCATCACTTGCCTCCCATCTTGCGATAGGTGAAGCTGGACTTCTTCTGGTTGGCCACCTTGGCCAAGCCGCGCCCCAGCTCTTTGCGCTGCATGTTTGTCACGCCGCCTTTTGCATAGCCCTTGCCGTGCATTTTGGCTTCGTGGCCTTTGACTTCGGCTTTGGCAATGGTCTTAACCTTTTTCACATCGCCGCCGGACAGATACTTGTTCATGGCTTCTCCTAAGTAGTCGAAACGGACACGGAACCAACTTGCCCACTTGCCTGCAAATTATCCTGCAATCCGCTCAGTTTGAGGGGGTTGTTCAAACCGACGGGGTTCCATCCCCATTGGATGATTCTGCTGCCGCCTTCTGGCGTCCCAAACGCGAGCTGGCTCGTTGTCTGGGCGGTCAGGTTTTCGGTCTGAATTCCATTCAGGCCGGAGGTCAGATAGCTGGTGTCTGGTCGCGGGTTGCGCAGAGCCTGGGGATCGTCCACCGGGTACATGCCGAGCTGGAGCTGCGGTTGATCCGGCTCCCAGCACGTTGGGCACACCAACAGGTTGACGTTCTTGGTCTTGATGACCAGCGAGCGCAGCACCTTGAGCGGATACCGGAAAGAGCATCTGTCGCACTCCGCAATTGCATATTTTCCCGAGGCAAACCTGTTCGGCATGTGTCACCTCAGAAGAACATCTGCCGTGGGGCAAGCCGCAAAGCGGCCTTCTCCCGGTCTT